CGCCTATCCAAAAAGCCCATCGGCTTATGGTAGATGTGATTCCGCTAAACCTAGAAACCGAATTTGTGAAATATACGCTTCTCCACCATCTCTCCGATGGCGGAAGGAAGCTCAAATTCGATCCCCACAAGGTCTTGGTTCATAGCCAACTTAAACATTAGCGAGAATAGTCTATTCTCGTTGCTGCTTAATTCTTGGCCCCCTCCCCGACGGAGCTCCCGTGCCGATGTCTTAAAGATATCAGCATTGGAGTAGTCCCGAATCGGAGGCAGATCATTTATGAGCTGTAGAACAGTCTGAATACTACTGTAAAGGTTCTCATCGGCGTCCCAATCTTCTCCTAGAAGATCGGGATAAGTCTCTGCAATCACCCCATCGCGTTGTAAATAACGCCATTCCATATCACGTTCGTGATTAAAGAATGTAGGTGACGGCAGGAACAGCTGCGACAAACCGTGCTTCAATATCGGTAACTGGCACTGATACCAGTTCTCGTATTGAAGAGCGGACTTCATGGTCTTCTGTAGAGTGAGTTCATACTCCTCTAACAATACTGAGAGACACTCTCGAAGTATAGAATACCGATGACGTAAATTTATTCCCTTGATGCTTACCGCATCAGACTGCACTGCAATCTGCTGTCCCAAGAGAGAGGTACTACCTACGCAAGTAGCTAGCCAACTCAATACTGGGACTCTCGACAAACCAAGTACCTTCATACTAGAAGGACTCGGAGTCAAGAGCTGCAGAATCGCACGCATTCCATACCCCTCGAGCTTTCCTTCTCGCATGTTCGCGACGAAAGAAAGATATTCGGAAGGGTAGAGGAAATACTTCACGGCCTTCAGGAGCCATCCATTATCATTTACGACATTGACATCACGACTGATCGCGCGAACAGCGCGAACAGCCCGAGAACCAGGATCATTAACGGAGAATTCCTCCTTAATGGAAATTGGAGAAATCTCCATATCCCGGTAGACGGTTCGTGAGAGAAAGTTGAAAAGTTCCGAACTGAAGTACGACTTCGGTAGCGATATGCCAATAGAGAACACCTTACAGAGATGTAAGTACATGTTCGCTATGGGACGTGTTGCGTCGGGCTCTCCAATCACAACGTCATCCCCGGTGACCCCATAAATGTTATGGGGCCGCCAGGCCCATAGACTACCATTAGCTTTGAAGCTAGCAAACTGCACCCAGGAGTGGTTCCAAAGCGCGAGAAGCGCGAAGGACCCTAAGAAACCCATCGGTTGACCCCTTCCGTAACGGAAGGTCTTCCCTTTGAACTCTGAAATATCAAGGTTCTTCGGGGCTGAGAGAGAGAATTCTCGATCGGTCATGAGGGTTAATACCTGGTCTGCAGTCTTGGCCGCCAGAGCTCCCCCACCCCAGAGGCATTCCAAGAATATTTTGTAAAGAAATCTTGGGATACTATCTGTTGCGGCAGAGATATCCAGCGAGCTCCAAGTGAGCTTACGCAGGAACTTGTCATTATCTTTCCAAAGTCGTAGACGATTGAATAGACGATCCTGAGAGTGAGTACCGTCCTGCGGTATTTGCTGAAGGATTCGGAATAAATGATCGTGAAGAGGTTTAAGGACTCTCTGTGTAAATATATCACCGATCGCGATCACCCGAAGCTTACCAGCCGGCTCCGGCAGGAGATGAAGTCGGGAAAGAATGAATTCCTTCCCAGACTTAGCAACCTCGCCTGTGCCCTTCGATTTGAGGGCCAGTGCTTGGAGCTCATCCGTGTCGATAGCCGTTGGTAGCCCAAATGTCACAGACAACTGGCAAAGAGCCGTCAGCAAGGGTGACATCCTAGAGGTATACGCGTCTCGCGTAGCCCTCCAGTACTTCACCCAAGACTGGGCATCTTTACCCATTGATAGAATCGCAATTCCATTGGGTCCTGCAGTACAAGGAGTGAAGAATTTCG